TCCATTAAATAGAGAAAATACTAATAACAATAATTTATCTCAAATATTACAAAATTTTTTTCAACCGATAGAAGTTTTTCCAACACAATCACAAATTGAAAGTGCTACTAGAAATGTAAGATATTGTGATATTGTATCTCCTAGAAATAGATCTTGCCCTATTTCTCTAGAAAATTTTAATGATACTGATACAGTAAGTGTAATAAGGTTTTGCGGACATATTTTTAATACAGAACAATTAAATACATGGTTTAGATCTAATTGTAGATGTCCTGTTTGTAGATATGACATTAGAAGATACAACTCAACAGCTTCTTCAGAGTTTTTCAACTCAAATGAGTCATCTGGAACAAATGTAAACCCTATAACAGATCAGAGCATTGCAAATCCATTAAATGACACCGAAAATGTATCTTCTATTTTAAACGAAGAGAGAAATAGACAAACAACTTCAGGGAGGACTAGTAATGCTTTATTTTTTTTTAATACAATTCTTGATAATTTTAGCAATGCAAATGATATTAATTTAAGTGGCATTGAAAACATAGGAGGGATGTTTACTGATTTATCTGGAAATGATACTTCTAATGTTATTTATAATTTATTAAATGAATTTAATACTAGAACAACTCGCTAATTTATTTATGAATAATATATAAAGACAAATATGTAATGTAATGTAATCTAATGTCATCGAGACGCAATAAAAGAACAAATAAAAAATTTGAAAAAAAAATAATAAACGATACAATAATAAACGATTCAATTAATGAAGATAATGATATTTCAATTGAAGAAATTCATAACGAACAAGAAAAAGAATTAGAAAAACGTGAATGTTGTTCTGATAAAATTTTAAGATTAAGTTATAATTTTACAATTTATTTTTTTGATTTAACATATAAAACCTGTAAATTTATTTTTAAAATTTCAGGAATATACTTATTATGGATATGTTTACATTATATTGCATCACATTTATATATTAAATTTTGTGTTCCTAGTACTATATTTGGATTTATTATGTCACCATTTATGACAGCTACACCGCATTGCTTAGGTCTTAGATGGATCGTGTATAATGCAGCAAATATGATTAATAATATGTGGTTAGTTTTGGGAGCATGGATTTGTTCTACCATATTGATTATTAACAATGATAGACGTGATACAAATGTGGCTTCTTAAAATTTATACTTGAAAACAATATAAAGATATTTCAATTATAAAGTATATAATGAATACAATGAATACTAGAAGCGGTAAGAGATGGCATATTAATGAATTACTCTCTCTACAAAGAGAATATGAACTATTAGAATGGAGCGTTCAACAAATTGCGGAAAAGCATCAGAGAACTGTTGAGGCAATTTTGTTTAAGCTAGAGGCTGAGGGATTTATTACATCTTGGAATGAAGCAAGAGGATTTGATTCTCAATTGTATCAGAGCACTTGGACTACAACTGGAAATGAGTGTCAATGTGATGAAAACACTATTGTAAATGACGATATTAGTGAGGTTGATAAGCTTACAGAGCGTGTTTGGAATTTGGAAACAGGTTTAAATGAAATCGGTTCTTTGGTAAAGCAAATGTTTGATGGAATGGTAGCCAAGAAGTCTTCTAAGAAATCTCAACTTAGAAAGCATTAAATAATTTGAATTGTATTTGTAAAATAAAAAATTGTAATAAAAATAATTTTTTATTTAATTTAAAATTTAAAAACTTAATATCTTTTACGGTAACTGCGTCTTTTATGATGACGTCTGCTTCTTCTTCCTGCACTCATACCAGGATTGTATATCGGTTTAGTTTCTTCAGGGTATCCTACTATTGTTTGTCTACTTTCCAAATCTAATTGTAAATTCTTATTAAAATTGTCATCATCCATTTTAGCTAACCTTTGTTTATACCTATTCACTAATTCTTCATTACTATAAGTTTTAGGTGGTTCTCCTTTATATGGCTTAAAACTACTCCTACCTGTTACTGTGTTAAAAACATCCTTTAAATAACCAGAACCTTTTTTAGTTTTATTTTTTAAATACTGTTTTCCTCCATGAACTCTCCTTTTCGTTTTTGTTTTCATATATAATACTACTTTATTTTTATTTTATTTTTATTTTATTTTAATTTTTATTTTTATTTTTATTTTTTAGTTAAGAATTTAGTTAAGCTCTGAAGACCATTTTTCTCATTATTAGTCTCTCTTAAATATTCATCAAACAACAAGGCTTTAATTTCTTTACAACGCATTGCTTCTAATTTTTCCTCGAATTTTTCTAAATTATCGAAATATTCTCGGCGCATCATTTCTACATCTCTTTTAAATTTATTAATTTTAGGTCTTTTATTCTGCATTTCCCATATTTTTTCTAATACTAATGCAAATACTTGTTGAACTGGCTTCATAATTTGATTTGTAATATAAAATGAATAGTCTATTTTTAATCCATTTTCTGTAATAAATGTAGGTGTTTCTATTTTTTCTCCCTGTAGCGCTTTTTTATTTTGAGTGGCGATATAAACGAATGGAATTCTATCTCCCGATCCTGGCTTATTTCCCGGATCTCTTGCTGTAATTCTATCTGCCAACACTTTATGAGCTATGGATTGTGGGTTTTTATATCCACTCCTTAATGATTTTGTAATTATAAGTTTATCCATTGCATATTTTTCATCTACTATATTTTGAAGACAACTTCTTAAGAAGTCAATTGCTTCTTGGATATTCTGCTTTTTCATTAATATATCAATAATTCCTCCATAAATATCTTTTACTATTGGTGCATTATCACGGCGTTTTAATACAATACCCATTTCTTTTCTCTTACCTTTATTCGGGTCTGTTTCATAAAGCATTCCTACATATCGCTTCTTGGATAATAAACAGAATGGCATAAATGTTTTTTCGTACTCTAAATCATGTGGGGCTTTCAAAAACTTTGAAGCTAAATGTCCTGCTTCCTGTGCGATTTCAATTGTTATTTCAAGTGCTTCTTTACCACGAATTGGTTTGCCATCAGGTGTTTGTAAATTGAATGTAAAGAATACAGAGTCAGTATTATGAACTATTAAATTTCCAACTCCAGCTGCAAAATGATGATTATCAGTTGTTAAATCATATACATATCCTTCATAATCGATTTCTTCAGTGGCTATAATTTTATTTTCATTTTCTCGAGGAATATTGGCCCATCCCTTTCCTTCTATGTCAATAATTAAATAACATTTATGAGGGATATTTTTGTTATATTCAGGAGAGTTACAGTATTTATTAAAACGCGGGTCTTGTTTAGCGCGAGTAATTTCTTTTTCTGTACGAAGTAATTTTTTTTCTATTTCTTTCCTAATTGTTTCACAATTATCATACTTGAAATAATAATTAAACCCCAAAATTTTTGCTGTTAAAACTAATTCTGACATAAATTCTTGTTCAAAATAATCAACTTCAACATAAACTTGTGTTAAATATTCCGGACTATTATAACAAACACACATTGCGTAATTCCTATCAGTATCGTAATCTACATAGTTTATATTGTTATTAACTCGATTAATATATATAATCTCAAACCGTTTTTCTAAATATTGATTAAATAATTTTATTAAATATTCTTTTTTGTAAAATTCTTTAAAATAAGGCATTTCTTTCATCCATTCACATTCATTGCGATATATATTTAAATCGTTATGTAATAATTCGGTGCCTACACGAACATCTTTTGGCGATATTTCTTGTCCGTCTTTTGTTAGAAGTGAATGGTCGTCGGTTACATCTACTAATCCAGTATGGGTTAAAACACGCATCATTTTTTTATGAGGTGCTAATTTATGCCGAATAACTCTATGTAATTTAGTCCATCCTTTATCAGACCATGTTTCTACTCCTTCTAATTCACAAAATTCTTTTTCTTGTTTTCCAGGTTCACAGCAAGTTACCCATTTATTATTACCATATTTGTTAGCAAGTTCTTCAATAGTTACTATATCAAAATTATCATTTACTCTTATGTATACAGGTGTATAGTTCGCAACACTATCACCATAAATATATTCTGCTTTTGTTAAAACAGGTCCATATTTTTCTGTTTCACAAATCTTATTTCCATAACATTCTTCAATAGTTCGTTTGGCATAAGTAAGTAACTTTCTACCTGTTGCAGTCGTGCATGCTGCAATATCTTTTTCATAAAAGGTACTTGTCTTCGCACCGCATTGTCCGTAAAGTGAGTTGGCTGTTACTTTATAACCTAATTGACGCTGGTCTAGAACATTTTTCATAAAATCATCTGTTTGTAACGGAATTTGTTTTCTAGTATCTTTTCTTGCTTTCAAAAGCTCTTTTAAAATTGAAGGCATAATGGCTTCACCTTGTCCTCCATCTAACGATGGCAACGGCTGTGCGAATCTGCAAATTTTATGACCTGACCTAACTTTTTCTGCTGCAGCCTTGGGATGTTTTCTGAAATATTTATATGTATCATATGTTACGTCTACATATTCATAACCTGGAAGATTATCATAAATATAATTTTCACTTCCTTCGGTATCTTTCTCACCCCAATCTTCAATAAGATTTCCAGCTAAATCATATTCTTTCGTCCATACTTTACTATCATGAGATAGATTTTCACTAATCATAGAACTAGGATAGAGAGAAGCATAATCTACACAAGCAACTGGATTATCAAGATATAAGTCACACTTTGGGTCTAGTACAATAGCACCTTCATAACCTTCATCTAGATCTCCTTTTTCTATAACAGGCATTAATGTTCTCTTTTCGCGACATTTTTTTGCAATATAACTTGTCAGCTTAATACCTTGTCCTCTCATTACTAAGAAATTAATCGGTACGCTGCAAATTTTTGCCATCTCAATAAAACCAGTAAGAATATCTGATTTATTAAATAGATAATGAACTAGATTACAATCCTGAATACAATACTTTGCAATTACGGATCTATCATCTGCTGAGCCATTTGTCATTCTAAAAATATCTTTTGGTGTTACATCATCCTTCGCTAAACACCATCTTACTTTTTTATTATTAGTATCAGGATTTACAATTGACTTTATAGTGAACTTACAGTTTGTCTTATCTACATCTGTTACCATATATTTGGCACCATCCTCGTAATAATCTACAGAATGGGATATTTCTTCAAAATGAACGTAACTGCCAACTAAAAGACCGGTCATGTTTGATGTCTTTATACAAGATTCAGATGTATTATTGTTATGTTCTATACTTTTAACAAAGTCCCCAATAAAATTACCAGCAACATAATCTAATTTATAAGATATTAAATTGGCCTCACGACGATAAAAGTTATATAAATCAACTTGAAGACGCCCATTCATCTTAATAAAATACAAATCATGTTGCCCGCTTGCAATTTGAATAGTGCTTTCTTCAATTTTCCATTTACCCGAATTTTTATCTTTTGTTCCACAAATTTCGTCTTTGTTACGTGATAATTTTAAAAACTCTTCAATACAATCATTTTCCTGTGCGCGATTAGCCATGAACTGATAATCAAAACCAAATATATTATATCCAATAATAATATCAGGATTTTCCTTTTGAACTAATTTTTGCCATGCAAGTAACACGTCGCGTTCAGAAGTATAGCTTTCTACAATTGAATTCTCAATTGGCATATCAGTGCATGTATTTAATACAATACAATGATTAAAATGAGGGTCTGTATTACCATAATTCATAAAGGTTGAGCCAATAAATGTAACTTTATCACCTTCCAACTTAGGAAATTTAGCATTCAATGATGCATTTAATTCAATTAATTTACCTTCGCGTTCAAATTTTTTATCGCATAGAATTTCAACAATCGTCGCCTTTTTATCAGAATAACCTTTAATATGTGATGTATAATCATGTTCCTCATCTTCATCCATAGACATTTTTTCAAACATAGTTTCTATATTATTTGCAGACGAATGATCTTCTGATTTTAAATTTCTTACTTGGGTTTCTAACCAAGTTTCACACAGTGTCTGAACTTCTTCTTTTGAAGATGGTTTTTTCTTGGGATAAACTAAATCTATTTGCTCCATTGTTTCATAACCAAATGCAGCAAGTATTATTCTTCTAAGAATATTTTTACACAACTCCTTAGTCATTTCCAAATTTAAACCATCAAAGTACTCAATAATGTTAGTAGCCAGTTTTTTATATGTTTTGATAGGAACCGGAAAGTCTCCATGACTACTACTTGCTTCAATATCAAAACTCATTATTTTATATGGAACTCTTGTTTCCTTATCATTTAATGGAATAATATTTTTATAGTTTGTTTTTAATTCATAATTACAGTTTACTCTTTTTAGTTCTCCTTTATTTTCAACGGCCCTCTTTTTTGGCACAGCAACCCAACCAGAAGGACTTATGTCTCTAATATGAAAGAACCGCAATAATGGAGGTATATTTGCTTCATATAATTTAGTAAAGCTATCCTTAAATTTATATCCATCTTTTAATAAAGTATGTCCGTTATTATAATCTGTATACCATAAATTTTTTGCTTTATTAAATGCTGACATATTAGTAAACTCAATGAATATAAATTTATGTTCTTTACCACCATCAAATCCGTATAACTTTTTACGCTTAATAATTTTACATTCTGTAATAGATTCACTGTAATACTTTCCCATTTTATTCTTCAAATGGGCTAAAAATTCTTCCTTCATTTGGATATTCCACTTATCGTTTACCATAACGTAGAAGAAAGGTTTAAAGCCCTCCACAGTTAATGAATATGTTTTACCACCATCATCTACACCAAACATTTGGATAATAAAATTATTTGTGTCTTTATATGTATTCTGTTCCTCATCCGAAGATTCAGATTGATTAGCGTCTGATGCATTATAAACATTAAAGTCAACAATTCTGAAAATGTGTTCCATTGTTAAGTTAGTATATTGTCTTATGTTTATCTTGTTTTTATTTATAAAAATTATTCAATTTTTAAATAAAATTTAAAATATAAAATAATAAAATGTTAGTTTTATTCATAATTTTTTAATAATTTATTATAATATTATGACAAACAATAAACACGATCCAGTATATGCTGTTGCTGTATTTAATGATGATGCTGTTAAAGGAGTTGTTAGATTGACAGAAGATTTAGAAACAGACCAAGTAAGACTTGATATTAGTATAAAAGGGTTAAAACCCAGTTCACTTCATGGTTTTCACGTCCATGAAGCAGGAGACTTAACTGATAAATGCACTAGCATGTGCGCTCATTTTAATCCTTACGAAAAAAAACATGGTTGCCCTGGAATGAAAGAGAGACATGTTGGAGATTTGGGTAATTTAAGAACAAATGCAAAAGGCGAAGCAGTTTATAGTTTTTACGATGACGTTATTAAACTTAGAGGCACTAAATGTAATATTATTGGCAGAGGGTTAATTATTCATGCTGATCCAGATGATTGTGGAAATGGTGGTAATGCAGAAAGTTTAAAAACTGGAAATGCAGGTAAAAGAATAGCTTGTGCTGTTATTGGTTATTCAAAAGAAAATTTTAATTAGTAGATTTATCATAATATGCGGAAAATAAAAAGATTATTCCTGTAATAAAACTCAAATAAGCTGTAATATATTTTATTTGTTTTGCAGAAAATGTTAAATTTTTATCACCTGCTACAAATTTAGAACCTATAAAGCCACCTAACATAAGAAATAGTAAAAGAATAAATCCTACTGAAAAGTTAATCTGTTTAGATTTATAAAATTGATATACTGAACCTATTGATATTGGAAATAAATTTAAAAAAAGAACTGTTCCCAAATTAGTTTTATAATCTCCTATCTTTAAATAATCTAGTGCTAATACTATAATGCCTGTAGGAGCTATTCCAGTTATACCTAAAAATAATCCTGTGAATAATCCTAATATAGACTCAACTAAAATTTGATACATATATTATTATTGTTTTTTAATTTTATTTTTTGCGTCCATATTTACAATATTGTTTTTGAGAGAAACCTTTAGGTCTTCTACAGTTTATACTTTTTTTGTATTTTATAGACCATTTACGTCCGCCTCGTTTGTTGTATTTTTTGTATGTTTTATTTTTTCTTGTATCTATTTTTTCTTTAGTTTTTGAATTTATCCATTCAACAAATGAATCAATAGTACGGTCTTTATTTTTTATATCACTGTCTTCATACGTCTCTACAAATTTACCTCCATCTGTAATATATCTTATTGTTGGGAAACTATTTGGGGGATTTTTTATGTTTTTAACATGTGGAAGTGCTTGTCTCTCTATGTCAACAATTGCTATGTCATCTTTATTTTCAAATTTATCCAAGACGTGTTCTATTTTTTTCCATTCAGGAAGGGTTGCCATGCAAGGGCCACAACCTTCCATATGAATTAACACAAAAACTTTATTTTTATTATTTTTCTGAATAATATCATCTAATACAATAGATGGTTTTACATTTTTTTTGGTGTCCTTCATGACATTTAATTTATCAATGTGTAAAAAAACCATTATATATTATAATTATATAAAATAGAAAATTAATAGAAAATTAATAGAAAATTAATAGAAAATTAATAGAAAATTAATAGAAAATTAATAGAAAATTAATTATAACATTTTTATCCCTATAATATATAATGACATTGTTGACCTATTTATTTATATTGGTATTTTTGATTGGCTTATATTTTTACTCCAAAAACTCGGATCCTAAATACGCAGAAGGATTAACTAATAATAATTCATTAACTAAAAGATGTCCTAATTTGCTTATACAAAAAGGTTCTCGATTCTACTTATATAACTCTAAGATAGCGCAAGTTCCCGGAGTAAATCCCGTAGAGTTTGATAATTTAGAAGATTATACCGAGTTTTTGGATTGGCAAAGAAGTCAAGGAATAAGATGTCCTGTATTATATTTACAGGAAACCTATGATGCACAGGGCAATCGTGTTTATAAGGTTAGACCAAGTGTATCTGAGCCACAAGCAGGTTTACCACCATCTATTCTAGCACCAATAGGAATAGCATCACAACAACAACCAACATTAATGGAAACAGGCCTGGATCCTGTTGGTGAACCTGCTTATCCTAATCCAACTCTTTTAGTTGATGCAACAAGAAATGATCCACCATATAATAAAAATTCTTATCCAGCACACGATCAAACAAGTTATTATATTGGAACAACAACACCTTTAGATGCTATGGATATTATACAAAATGCA